CAGCAAATCGAAACCAAATGGAAACGATCGAGCTACTGTACGATCTTCTAGGTGAATCGCATAAAGCGGTCGGCGTGACCCTCGGTTATCTTGTTGATGAACGAGGGGTTGTTAACTTCGGAAGATTGGTTAACGACGAGTTGGAAGGAGGTTCCGACTTGTACGTGGGCGACTGGCGTGCCACCCGGCGTAATTCGTGTACGGAACACGGGGGTCCTGGAGCTCCGGACCAAAAAGATGGGGGGGACGTGCTGATGTCATACGTTGGGACATCAAAGGCCGTTCCTCCTGGGAGCCTCGGCTTACCCGTAGTGGGTAGATCTCGGAGGGTCGATTATCTGATTCATTTTGCCGCGTTATCTAGCGGTCTCCGTCCTAATTTTGCTTGGACGGATGTTGGGATCAGTAATCGGTCTTCTGAGAGGTTGGTGAAGAAGAATGAGAAGAAGAAGAGGAAGGTGAAGGAGAAGGTGGTGCCGCTGAACTCACAGCAGCGCCTGGAAAGGGGAGAAACGGAAGGGGGGAGGGCAGTCAGTAACCAGGAGTGGTACCGGCTGTCTTTCCCTTGTGGTTTACGGATGGACGAAATTTTACAAAGAGCAACCTATGCTCGTGACTGGCTATTCTACGTGGCTAAGTACACCGGGGGAAAACCCTCCGAGTGGAAGGACACCGCGTGGGAGTCGTTCAACGGCTGGTTTGTCTCCCACTCTATCTTGGGAAATTCGATCCCATCTATCAAAAAGCTACGGACTATCATGATGGCTATTCTACTTAATCAAGAGTTTGAGTTGCCGGACTGGGGAGTCCCGCTTCCCTTTCGTGGGGGGGCACGCTGTTGGTGGAGGGCGTTGAATCGTGCAGGTCTGGACCGACGTATCCAGGCGCTTCAGGTACTCATTGGCTCAGGCGGGTTGTTCCCGCCGGTTGGAGAGCCAGAGTTGCAAGAGGCGCAACGGAAGACGTTCGACCAGTTAACCTCGCGCGACCCGGAGGTGGAGATGAGGAAGGCGTGCTTTGAGTTCAATTTCAACAACCCTCGGGTTGATTCGATACACGCTGAGGAAGCTTACGTGTTTGCTCGTCAGGGGCGCCTTCGGGTACCCTATCCGACTTGCGGCATGCGCAGAGTCCAACAGGAGTGTCGTCGAACAGTCCGAGAGGTTGTTCGTTCAATCCGTTCCACAGAGGTGAGTGTTCCACCGGCGGTCGAACCGTCGGGAAGGTCCACTTGCTTCTCTGGTGACTACACTGCATTCCCATCTTTGATGGCCCGTTACGAACGGGGTATCGATGGTGAACGAATTGTGGACCGTGAGGACCCAATTCCGCAGGAAGTACGTTTCGCCCAGGAGTTGTTGATGGGGCAGGAACCAGAAGTGAACAGCGAAACCGTCTCAAATGAGGATGAAGAATCTCGTGAGTGTGTATATCATTCTATTCCATATAGTGTGAATATGCGTAACAATATCGTGAAAACCCATCCCATCCCTGAGAATGGTAAGGCTCGTATCATTAGTATAGGTTCTAGCTCTATCTACTTCTACCAAAAAACTTTTCAAAGCCTATTCTGGAAGATTGGGGAGATGCCGACCTTTCGGCTGACTGGATCCCCGACCGACGTGGAGGTGGATCACATTGCGAAACAGATGGGGCAATTGTCCGATGGGGAGTCTTTCTTTTCGATCGACTACTCCGCCGCGACAGATAACCTCCATCCTTTCATCAGTGAAACCATCGCGGACGAGCTGGCGGATCAGTTCGGTATGGATACGAACCAGAGGACCCTCTTTATTGAGAGTCTCTGTCGTGCCGATATCGTGAATCCGTTCGACAAGTCCGACGTCCGTCGGCAGACCTGGGGTCAGTTGATGGGTCACAATCTTTCCTTTCCGATTCTATGTATTGCTAATGCTGCTTTACTACGTCTAGCGTATGAAGAGTGCCTATTCGTGGAAGGTGGTGAGAGACAGTACAAAACGTTCAAACTTCGTAACATACCAATGTTGGTGAACGGCGATGATGCGGTAATTAGGGCACCTCGGACATTCCCGGTGTTCCAAGAACTGTTTTCAGGCTTTTCCGGTCTGAAACTGTCCCCAGGCAAGACCTGGTCAAGTCGTGATTTTTTCACGATTAACTCAGTCTGCTTCCGGTACAGTGAGGGAGGAATTTTCCCCTCATCCGCACCTAACATTGGTCTCCTGCTGCCTACAGCAGAGAATGAGAAAGAGTTACTGAAGAGTTGGAACGGGACATTCAGGACAAACATGGGGATTGACGATGACACCCCAGCGGAGATCGCCAACATTTGCGCCCGGGCCCGTGGGCTCCTGGCTCATGTTTACGACCGTGATACCTTCGAGAGAGCTCAGTCCGATTTCATTCGGCTGAACCGGAAGCTTATTGAGGAAGCCTGTCCACCGGGAGCACAACCTTTATCTTGGTTTGTGTCTCCTACGGTTGGAGGGCTTGGCATACCCACATGGGAGCCACCTCAGCTTTCCTGGATTTCTCGGGCTTATCACATTCGCTTGGGACTGGACTGTCGTCGCGATTTCACACAGGGACAACTTAACTACAAGGACACTTTCCGTGAATTTGTCGAGGGTTGGGATGTCATCAGTGTCGAGGACAACGTCGCAGAGCAGCAAATCGACGACGAGATGCCGGGACTGGACGGTACACTCTTTGAGACCTTTCCCGAACCCGATCCACCCCAGAGATGGGGAGTTGATCGGTTTCAGGTTTGGGATCATCAAGAGTATTCCATCCGGTCGCGAAATCCGTCAGTCGGTGAGCGTTTGCTCTCCATTGGACGCTTCAAGTATGTGAAGAAGCGAGCGACTCATCTTAGGCGCTACCATGCGGAATTGCAGGCGGCCTTCGGACGACTCCTGAAGGAACTGAAAAACACCAACACCACTGCAGAGGAATTCTCAAGCAGATTTGATCAACGGTTATCATTGGAGGCTGGACAAAAAACAAAACAAATAAATATTGAAAAAACAAAAAAACAAATAAAAAACAAAAAACAAATTCCAGTTTTCGATCTTAGGGTCATACCCTTCGACCTTGATTAGACAATCGACACTATGGTCAACCTCTGTAAGTCGACCGGCTAACTAACTATCTATTTACATTGCACCTGAAATGGTGTGGGGAGCGTGGATGTCACCCAACGACGTTGATCTAGTTGATGATCCGTTGGCTTTACGAGGGAGGAAAGTAACCTCGTGTGAGAGATGGTTGTGTGGTCGGGCAAGCGAATTCTGAAGATCGTACAGAATCGGG